AAGGTCAAAAATGCACTACTACCAGTTCAACATTGGCGACTATCAGTCGCACACTGGGCATCTCTCTGAACTTGAAGACCTAGCCTACCGGCGGCTGCTGGACTGGGTTTATCTGCACGAAAAGCCAATTCCACTAGAAATCAACGAGGTGGCGCGGAACATTCGTATGCGAACGCATTGCGAAAGCATTGCCATCGTATTGCAAGAGTTCTTCGTTCGCACTGAGTCAGGTTGGGTGTCAGACCGTGTACAGCGTGAAATTGCCAAGGCTGGAGACAAAAGCCAGAAGGCTTCACAGAGTGCAAAAGCTCGTTGGGATGCGAACGCATTGCGAATGCAGTCCGAAGGCAATGCTACACATAACACATTACCCATTACCCAGAACCCAATACCCATTACACAAAACACAACGGATACCTATATTTGTCCACCTGACGGTGAACCTGTGGACAAATTGCCAGCTTGTCAGCACCAAGCAGTCATTGACCTGTACCACCAGCAGTTGCCTACCCTGCGCCGGGTTGAGGTGTGGAACGCTGTCCGACAGGGCTACCTGAGACAGCGCTGGCGCGAGGTGGCGGCGGAGTTGGGCAAAGAGAAGCCGATCAGCGGTGATGCGGTCTTGGATTGGTTCAATGACTTTTTTGGTCACATCCAGAAGTCCCGTTTTCTGGTCGGCAAGATCAATGGTAAGGACGGACGAGCTTTTGCCGCTGATTTGGAATGGATCATCAAGCCGAGCAATTTTGCAAAAATCGTAGAGGGGAAATACCATGGCACTAACTAATTTTCGTAAAGAAGAGCCCGTCCAAAACGACGACAAGCTGTACTGCTCGCATGCAGGTTGTGGCAACTTGTGGTCCGTTCGCATGGAGGGTTCACCGCCAAAATGCAGCTACCACCAGTGGGGGAACAAACCCAAGAACGAAGGAACGTCCACTTACAAGCAGTGGTCAGACCGTCAAACCCTGTCAAAGCCGGTGTCTGACTGGTACAACCAGTCTGGAGAAAAGTGGTGAACTACTTTGAAGCTCACAAACTGCTTGACGAGGTAAAAGATGGACACGACCACACCACCGCCGACATCACAACTGCGCTTGGACTGGTTGGAGACATTGACCCAGACCTACGCCGAGCTGGCTCTGGCTGGTGGCGACCAAGCATTAAAAGACGGCCGGAGGAATTACCTGATAGCCCGGTTCAAGGAACTGGAGCAGGACTTCCCCGGCATCACTGCAATCATTCACACCAAAATTAGGGCAATGAAATGAATATTTTTGAGCAGGGCAAAACCCTTTTCACGCAGAACGAATTTAATCAGGCACTGGCCGAGGCTAAGGCCGAGATCATGTCGGTTGCCGTTTACACGACCAAGCAGGCCATGTACCTCGAGCGCCGGGCCTGCGCCCAGATGCTGCTGGACATGGCCGACAACGAGGACGAGGGTACAGTTTGTACCGCCCTGCGCAATGCAGCCGACCAGTTGGTCAACCGCGTACCGGTGCAAAACCAATGATGCAAATCACATTTACCGTCCCCGGCCCGCCGCACGGCAAAGGCAGGCCAAGGTTTGCCCGGCGTGGCAACTTTGTTGCAACTTACACCGACGCCAAAACAAGCAGCTACGAAGACCAGATCCGGTTTTATGCACTGCAGGCAATGGGCAGCAGCAAACCGCTAGAAACGGCGTTAGAGGCTGCAATCTACATCAGGCTATCAGTGCCTAAGTCTTACCCCAAAAAGCGCGTAGAGGCCTGTTTGAACGGCTCTGAGTGGCCTTGCAAGAAGCCTGACTGGGACAACGTGGCCAAAAGCATTTGTGATGCGATGAACAGCATTATTTTTGTTGACGACAGCCAGATTGTTGAATGCCATGTCCGCAAGGTGTATTCAGCGACTGCTGGTGTGGACGTTTTGATCAAGGAAAAAGAATGACACCAATGAAAGTCAAGTGGTACGAGGGGCGTAAGGGCAAAATTGGTATTGCCAAGGTCCAGACCGAGGACGGTGATACCGAGTACCGGATCGGTACGGTTGACGGGTTCTTGGAGCACATGGACGTCCAGCAGGTTGTGGCATGGGGAGTCTGGTTCCCAATTGAGGCCGGCGACGCATTATTTTTGGAGGGCGTATGACGGAAAAATTGATTGATCCTCAAGCTGCGGTCGACTTCATGATTGCCAAGAGCAAAGCTTACGCGCAGGCCGAGGGCAACAAGACTTACATGGAAGAGCTACGCAAGACGATCAAGGCCGAGCAGATGATCGAGGCCGAGACCTTGGGCCACAAGACGGCCGCCATGCAGGAGCGTGAGGCGTATGCGTCGAGCCGGTACAAAGATCACCTGCTGGCACTGCAGCACGCCGTGGAGGTCCGCGAGGAGCTACGGTGGATGCTGATAGCCGCGCAAGCTAGGATCGAAGTGTGGCGATCGCAAGAGGCCAGCAACAGGGCAGAAGGGAAGGCCACGATATGACCGAAGATGAAGAGTTCGAGCGCATTAGCCACGAGCAAAAATACACCCGAAGAGACAAGCGTATTGACCAAGATAAGCGGGTGGGTGAGCCGCTATCGGTTACGTACTCAATCAAGCTGACCCAGAGCCAACGCATTGCATTGATGAAACTTGGACCGGAGTGGATCAGGTCTCAGATTGACGCCGTGAGCAGATGACAACGCTGGCTGAGAAAAAGCACATGAGCCGGGTGGCTGAACTGGGCTGCGCTTGACTCAAAGCCAATTTACCTGCACAATCAAAGCCACAAGGGAGGCTTTATGAAATTTGAATTGAGATGTGGCACGATTGTGCAAATTGATGAGCAAGATGCTTTAAGGTTTGTGGGGATTTCAATGTGGATTACCGATCACGGTTATGTTCGCGTAAGTGGTCGGCATGGTGTAAGAGAAAGGTATTTGCACCGAGAAATTATGGTTGCCGATGCCAACACTGTTGTTGACCACATAAATGGAGACAAGTTGGACAATTGCAGAAAAAATTTGAGGCTGTGTACTCAGCAACAAAATTCCTTCAACTCACGAACTCCAAACAACAATTTGAGCGGAATTAAAGGCGTTTATTGGTGCAACAAAAGATTGAAATGGGTTGCTCAAGTTGCGCACAACGGAAAAACTATTCCGCTTGGCCGTTATGCTGATTTCCAATCTGCGGTCAACGCTAGATTGGCAAAAGAAATAGAACTGTTTGGCGAATATTCCTCCCTTAATGGAGTAATGAAATCATGAAAAAAGCACTTACTGTTGCTGAAAAAAAACACATGACAAAGGTTGCAGAGTTAGGTTGTATGGTGTGCCTTCGTATGGGCTACCAAGGCACGCCAGCAGAACTCCACCATCCAAGGGCCGGAACAGGGGCTGGGAGACGCGCAAGCCACTACGATGTCATACCGCTATGCCCAGAGCATCACAGGGGCAAGACGGGCCTCCACGGGCTCGGCACAAAGGGCTTCCCCACGCACTACGGCTACGACGAAGCTGACCTGCTAAACGACACCCGAACCCTATTAGGGTTTGTCCCTATAAAAATAATTTGAAATAGTTGGCATATCGTTTAATTCTGGATTACACTAGCATCACTGACAAAGCAATACCGCAAGTCAGGTAACACAGAAAGACCAGCGACATGAACATCACCATCACCCACGACGTTGACACTCTCGGCCAACTGCTCGCTCAGATCGCCCTGCTAACCAAGCAAGCCGACGCCATCAAGGACCAGATCAAAGACAGCGCCAGCATGGGCGGCGACAAGGTTGTCGAAGGCGACCTGTTCAAAGCCACTTACATGGAGTCCAACCGCTCCACGGTTGACAGCAAGGCCCTGTTCGCAGAGCTGGGTGCCACACCAGAGCAGATCGCTCGTCACACCAAAGTGACTGCAGTCTTCTCGGTCAAGGTCACCAGCAAGTAAACCAATCGGGGCTTCGGCCCCATCAGGAGAACAACATGATCTACACCGTAAAAATCTTAAGCGAAAAGAACATCACCTCGGAGCATCAGGTTGAGGCACCGAGCGCACAGGATGCGATTGACCTTGTGGTGGACGAGGCTCCGTTTGTCATCAGCGAGGTGTGGTGTGAAAACATCCATGATTGCCTGTGAACGAGTCCACCATGAGCGAATACATCAAAGGCTTTGACCACGGGTGTGACTACATCATTGCGGAGATTGAGCGGTATATCAAACAGCGTAACTACGAGCCCCGCATCACCCGGCCGATTGAACAACTGCTGGCCCATCTCAAGATGGAAGACCTTAAAAAACAGTCAAGTATTGCTTGATGTGTAATTTGCGGTTACACTACCAACACTGCACCATCGCAGGTAACACAGAAACGAAAGCGAATCATGATCCACCCCTTCCAAAAATTAGGCCTCGGAACAGCTCCCTTCTCCTGCACCCATGTGACTGAGAACGTCTTTGAGAACGGCGATGGCACGACCAAGGCCGGTGGCTGCTGCGACTATTGCGGCACTGGTATCCGTTGGGAGTTCTGGATCAAGGGCAGCATCGCTGGTGCCAAGCAGTTCAAGGTGGGCTGCGACTGCGTGGCCAAGACCGGCTGGGGCATCGAGGGCTTTGAGAAGGTCCGCGCTGCTCACGCCCGCGCCCGCCGCCAAGCTGGCGCACAGTCCCGCCGGGCCGCCCGCCAAGCTCAGATGGCCGCAGAACGCGCCAAGAAGCTCGCGGAGCGCCAAGAGGCTACTCAGGCATGGCGTGATGCCAACAGCGCCGTAGTGGCCCGCCTGATGGCCTACGAGGGCACAAACAGCTTCCTGCGCGACATGATGAGCAACCTGAGCCATTGGGGCAACCTGTCCGCCCGCCAGCTCGAAGCCGTTGAGTCCTGCTTTGCCGTCATTGACCGCACCGAGGCAGCACGCGCCAACAGCCAGCACATTGGTGCCGTGGGCGACAAAATTACCTTAACCATCACCGTCGAGTGCATCATCGTGCTCGAGTCCCAGTTCGGCACCACCTTCATCACCCTTGCCCGCGACGAGCAAGGCAACACCATCTTCTACAAAGGTCGCGTGAACATTGGCAGCAATGGCGACACCAACACCGTCAAGGCCAGCGTCAAGGAGCATACGGTTTACAACGGCATCAAGCAGACCGTCATTCAGCGCCCCAAGCTGCTAGAGGTGGCATAAGGGTTTGTCCCTACAAAATATTTTGATTTGACTGTGATTTGGTGTAATTTGCGGTTACACTAACATCACGGTCAGCAAGACCGGTAACACCAAAAGGACAGCGAAATGACAAACGAAATTGAAACCATCATCAAAACCGAAGACAACGTCCGGGTCAGCATTGACTCGTGGGACAACGGCGGTGCTTGGCTGCACCTGTCAATGAGGCACGGGACTGCGTCTGCGGTTCTCACTCGTTCCGAGGCCGAGCAACTGCTGGCTGGCCTGCAACTCATCTTGGCTCAAGAGGTGACAGCATGAGCGACTCCGAAGAAGTCACCAAAAAAGCAACTGACCTACAAATCAAGCAGGCGATTGCTAAACGCAAACATCGCTCAGAGTCGGTGTGGCTTACCAAATCGTTTGAAGAGGCCGAGGCTAACGCAAACCTGTTTGTCAAGGCTCAGATACCTATTGGCACCAAAGATCGCAACAGAGACCTGTCTAGAGCCTTTGACAGGTCAGCAACGGCACGGGGGAATCGGACATGACGCAACCAGAAGCCTTGCGGTTGGCTGACAAGATGAGCAGCTACAAATTGTCTAGCGGATACGCATGGCATTGTCACAAAGCCGCCGCCGAACTGCGCCGACTCCATGAGAGCAATCAGGAACTGCTGGCGGCGTTGGAGAAGCTGGCACGACTGGGGAACGGCGAACACTACGGCAACAGCGACGGGAACATGATTGCCCGTGCAGCAATAGCCAAAGGAGAACTGAAATGAAAGACGACGATGTTGAAGATTTATTTGCCTACGGCTGGCTCGACACCGCCTTAGCAATTGTCCTCGCGTTGGTGGCGCTAGTGGCGCTGTCCTTTTTTGCGGGGTATCTGATATGAGCCGCTTACTTTTTGCTGCCGCCCGTGGGGCGAGGATTGAAGATAACGTTTTGGGCCGGTGGACAGGGTCGGAGTCTGTCTACCTTGAGAAAGATATTACGTATTCCTACCGCATCCACCCGGATGACGAACACTTGGCCTATGGCCCGATCAGCACGGCGCTGCGGGGTGTGGCACTAACGCGCAACTTCGAAGATTCAAATATACCGTATGTCCGTGTGGAATTTGAACGCGAAGACGGCTACTGGAGCAGCACTGAAGAGCAACGCCGTGTATTTTGTTTAATCTTGGCCGAAGCATTGGCCGATGAGGGGATGTAAATGAGCCGCCTGTTACACGCTGCCGCCCGGGGGGCGAGGATACAAACAAAATGGGTGGACTCAGGAGACTCTTGGCAAGCAACCGGACAACTTGTTTTGGTTGAAGATATGCGCTATTACCGCATCCACCCGGCAGACGCCCACCTTCAATATGGCCCGATCAGCACGGAGGTACGGAACTATGCACTTGGCCTGCCTCTGACCGGAACTTGCTGGTTTGCTCGTTTGGCGCTGCACAGTGACGGAGATTTACACGCGCTGTCGCCAAATGATCGCTATGTGTTTTTGTTGCTTGTGGCCGAAGCACTGGCCGATGAGGGGATGTGATGACTGACATTGAAATCGACAAGGAGCTGGCGCTGGCTATTGGGTACAAGCTGTTTGATGTTAAGTTCCACGACGATATGTGGGCAGTTGTTGTGTACAACGGTAGTTGGCGCGTGTTCTCCCACCGCGACTGGAACGTGATCGGCCCGATTGCGGAGCGGTATAACGCATTCCCAATACAGTCCGCTAAAGAAACTTGGTCAGCTTGTGTTGGTGATGGAAGCGACCTTTGGGTTGACCACATACACACCCCGCAGAAAGCAATTGCACTGGCAGTGATAGGAGCAACAAAATGACAGGATTTGAATCAAAGCGCCAAGCAGCGCAAGCCAAGCTGACCGATGAGGCAGACACGCTGACGATTGTGTACCAGCGAGGTTTTGCCGACGGCAAGAAAGCAGCACAGCCAGAGCAGGAGCCGGTGGCGTGGTTGAAGGAAGATTGGACTGGTGGACACCTTAACTACGATTGTGTGTATGAGAGAGCTTTTGCCGCTTTTCCCGTTTACAAGCACTCACCAGCAGCACGGCGCAAGCCGCTGACGGATGAGGAGATTCAGGTTATATGGGATGTAGCAGCAGGCGCTATTCCCGGGTGGTCACGCCACATTGCGTATGCCCGAGCCATCGAAGCCGCCCACGGCATAAAGCAGCAACCATGACTGACTTAAGACAAGCCGCGATGCAGGCGCTGGAGGCGTTGGAAGATGAGCGTTATGTGACCAAGTACACGCACATCGTAGAAGCCATCACCGCCCTGAAAGCCGAACTGGCACAGCCAGAGCAGCAAGCCGAGCCGTGCATAGGAAAAGACCCTCGATGCCCCTGCCAAGACGGAGATGCGTGTCATTACAAAGACTGCGTGGGTACGAAGGCACGGCCAGTAGCACAGCCAGAGCAGGAGCCAACCCAGTGGCGTGACATGGTTGTAGTCAGCCTAGTCCGCGAGGGCATCAACAAGCACAAAGCGCGTGAGTTGGCTGATCACTTTGCCACCCCACCCGCAGCACAGCGCCCGTGGGTAGGGCTGACAGATGAAGATAGGCGTAAATTTGCGGCGGCTCAGTATGGATGGGAAGATTTGCTTATTGCGGCAGAAGCCAAACTAAAGGAGCGCAATCGAGGGGCGACCACACACTGCCAGTGCGCCGCCTGCAAAAACGGCAATATACACGACAGTGATTGCTCTGTCCACAATGGCGATGCGCTACCCGTTGGGCCTTGTGATTGCAGTCTTGCCACCCCACCAATGTATCAACCCGCTGCAAACGAAGCGGTAGAAATTTTAAAGTCACTTGGCTACGTGTACGAGCCGACATACACTGGACTTGCGTGGGTTAAAAAGTCAGCACAGCCAGAGCAGGAGCCGAAGAAATTGTGGCTGTGGAAAAACTTTGTCGATGGCAAGCCTGAGTATTGGGCTTTTGACAATGCGTTCCCTGTTTATTTGGAATGCGATGATCCGCAGACTTTGGGGGAGCCATGTGGGTATGCAATATTCAAACCATCACGTGAGGGGCGAACAGATATAAGCGATGGAGAGGTGCTGCTGCGTATTAAGAAAGTCGCAGCACAGCGCCCGTGGCAGGGGCTGACGGATGAGGAAATTTTAAGCACAGACCCTTGGGAAATTTTACGCGCAGACCCTTGGATGGGAACATCAGACTCAAATATCAATCCGTACCAAATTTTGCTCAAAGTCCGAACCTTGGAAGCCAAACTAAAGGAGCGGAACACATGAACGAATCATTGACTGAAAAGGTTGTAATTGCTACAATGTTCATAGGGTTTGTGGTAGTGATATGCCTGTTGCCCGACCTATATTAGCGAAATGAAAGCGATTCGGTTACATCAAACAATACGGAGAGAGAAAATGGCAGAACGAATTTACATCGTCAACAGTGCCCAAGGCATTCGGCTCGTCAAAGCTAACTTGCGCCAGCAGGCCCTGAGCCACGTTGCGAACAGCACCTTCACGGTCCGTGTGGCCACTCAGGACGATCTGGTAGCCCAGCTCACCGCAGGCACCAAGATTGAGCAGTACAAAGCCCCTGAAGAGCTGATTGAGGGCAGCGAGTCCCCGGGAAATTAATCCGGAGATCCATGTGACCTTTAGCCCGGATTGGACCGCGTGGATCAAAACCAACACGGCCGCCGGTGTAAAGCCGGATGTCATCTTCGGAATACTCCTGCGGCATGGCTTTGGGTACGAGTCAATACGGCAAGAGACCGGTTACACACCGAGCTTGCCGTTAGACAGGCTGCTGAACCCGCACAGAGCACCGCACGAGTTTCTGCCAAATTACACCCGCCAAGGGTTCCAGAAGTTCCCCGTGCCCAAGCCACTGTTTGACAAAATGTTGCGTTTTTACAACGAGAACAAAGACACTGAGAAAGATGAGCACGTTGAGGGTTTTATCTCTGGCGTGTCCTTGAGTAAACCAAGCACGACCATTGAGCTGCCGGACGCGCTCCGCAAAGAGATCCAAGACACCCTGACCCCATTGGTGGCCACATGGAGCGGCAAGGCCGTAGACCCAACCTACGTGTACGGCATTCGTGTGTACAAGGACAAGGCGGTGCTCAAGCCCCACCGGGACAGGATAGAGACCCACATCTTCGGTGTCATCATCAACGTCGATCAGGACGTGCGCGAGGACTGGCCACTCATGATCGAGGACCACACCTACGAGCCGCACCAGATCCTGATGACACCCGGCGAGATGGTCTTCTACGAGTCCGCCCGCCTGAAACACGGCAGACCAACACCGTTAGAGGGCAACGCCTTTGCCAATGTGTTCTGCCACTTTACACCAAGCGATTACAAATCACCAAGTATCAGGTACGATACGCCCAAACCAACGGACGAGGACTAAGGTCATGCCAGAAACCGCCGCAAAGCCATCAAAACGGGCTACAGCAGCCCAAAAGCCTAAAGCCAAGGGTAAGGTAGCCAAACAGCCTGTAAAAGGTTTACAAGCCCAAAACAAGACAGGCAAGTACACACCAGAGCTAGCGCAGGAGATCTTCCGCCGCATCAGCATGGGAGAGCCGCTGTTGAAAATCTGTAAGGACGAGACGATGCCAACGCGGCAGGCCGTCTACAACTGGGTTGGGGGCGACGAGTCTCTTGCTTTACAGTTCGCACGCGCACGCGAGGAGGGCTGCGACGCTATGGTTGAGGAGTCTTTGTCTATCACGGACAACGAGCCTCTGGCTGTCTTTGACGAGGCTGGGAACAAGCGTTACGACCCCGGCTCGATTGCGTGGAACAAACACCGCGCCGAGCACCGCTTGAAGCTGGCAGCCTGCTGGAACCCGAAGAAGTACGGCACCAAGTTGGCGCTTGGCGGCGACCCTGCCAACCCACTCAAAATGGAAGTGCAGGTGGAAGCCGACAACTTCCTTGCGGCCATCATGAAGAACGCGGAGCTGAAGCGGCAAGTCTCGGCTAATGAGTGACATCGCGGAGATCGTCTCGGACCCGGAGGTCCAGAGGCACCTAGCGGCTGCAAGCCCCGAGTACCGTCTGGCGTGGGCATGGAGGATGAGCTGGTTTGCTACCCAGCACGCGCATCAGGTACTGCCGCCGGGCGACTGGTGGTCGATCTGGCTGATGCTGGCCGGACGTGGAGCCGGGAAGACCCGCACGGCTGCGGAACAGATAGCTTGGTGGGCCTACGAGCAGCCCGGCACCCGCTGGCTAGTGGCTGCACCTACCTCGGCTGACGTCCGGGGGACGTGCTTTGAGGGCGACTCCGGCCTGCTGGCGGTGATCCCCAAGTCACTGGTGGCTGACTACAACAAGACCGCCCATGAGCTTCGTCTGCACAACGGCAGCCTGATTAAGGGTATACCCGCATCAGAGCCTGAGCGCTTCCGGGGGCCACAATTCCACGGCGGATGGTGTGACGAGCTGGCGGCGTGGGACTATATACAAGAGGCGTGGGACCAGATCCAGTTCGGCATGCGGCTGGGCAAGCGCACCCGGATGATCTGCACAACTACCCCCCGCCCAAAGGATCTGATCATTGAGCTGATGGGCCGGGAGGGCAGCGATGTGGTAATGACCACCGCCTCGACCTACACCAATCTGGCCAACCTGTCGGAGAACTTCCGCAAGCAGATTTTGAGCTACGAGGGCACGACTCTCGGGAGACAGGAGATCTACGCCGAGATCATTGACCCCGAGGAGGGTGGGATCGTCAAGCGGGACATGTTCAAGCTCTGGCCAGCCGGCCGGCCGTTCCCCAAGTTTGAGTACATCCTCCAGTCCTACGACGTGGCCACCTCGGAGAAGGCGCAGAACGACCCAACCGCCTGCATCACGTTCGGCTGCTTCAAGCCACAAGACGGTCCCATGGCGGCCATGGTGATTGACTGCTGGCAGGAGCGCATGATGTACCCCGACCTGCGGCCAAAGGTCATCGAAGAGTACGAGACCGTCTTCGGAGAGGGTAAGGACCGCAAGCGGGTGGACCTGCTGCTGATCGAGGACAAGAGCGCCGGCATCAGTCTTATACAAGACCTCCAGCGTGCCCACCTGCCGGTCCGGGCCTACAACCCGGGGCGGGCTGACAAGATGCAGCGGCTGAACATTGTCAGCAACATCATTGCCCGGGGCCGGGTGTGGATCCCCGAGTCTGACCACCGTAAGGGCTACGTCAAGGACTGGGCCGAGGGCTTCGTCAGCCAGATCTGCAGCTTCCCCGAGACGACCCATGATGATTTGGTGGACGCCTGCACGCAGGCCCTGCGCTACCTGCGGGATGCCGGGTGGCTAGACATTGACCCACCGCCTGACGACGCATGGGACGAGGATGATTATGTTGACAGTGGCAAACAAAAAAGATCTAACCCCTATGCATCCTAATAAATCTGTGGTACAGTGGGGCTGTTGCCGTAGGAAGCGACCGACTGAAGCCGTTTACTCATGCCTCTTCCACCTGATGGTGGTTCCTACAGGGGGCAGTAGTAAACGGCTTTTTTGTTTCTACGGCAGCCGTACTCCGCACGATAGCAAGCACCTCACTCGTGGTGGCGCGGAAGAGAAGCGAACACGGTATGCCGCAAGGCTAGGGGGCAGTTCCCGAATAATCCGTGCGGCTGGTCACATCATCAAGCCGAGGGGTAGACGGTGCCCAACCCGTCACATGATGATCCTGCTTGACAGGGGTGAAGCACCTTCCCTCTCTGCTCCTTCTTGGGGTAGGGGGGTCTTTGGGTGAAATTTAATGAATCCCGGGGATTTGATGTACCTTCTTAATCCAAAGAAAAACAAGTCGGCCGCTCATTACTGGGACGGCCAAGATACGCTTTGCCGGTTATTCAGCACCGGCGGACTGACCAAGCACAAGCAGGATATCTTTAATAACCCGATGGGTAAGCCAATTTGCCTGATGTGTTCCAACGTGTTCCGAAGGTTTAAAGTGGACTTGACAGACTCTAGCGTTTATGATGGCGGTATTCCAGCGAAAGGCCCTGAGCATGAATAGCAAGCCCCTGCCCAAGATCCAGTCATTCCTCAAAGAACTGAAGCGTAAAAACTCGGCTGAGTCAAACGGCAAGAAGCAAACCTTCCAAGAATTCCACGCTGCTGGTGGCGGTGTCCCAACGCAGTACAAGGGCCGGGAGCACGTCTGGCACGCCAAGGTGGACAAGTTTGCTGCCGGAGGTGCAGTTCAGCCGGCGGCGCTGATTGACGGCAATGACTTCGTCAAGGCTGCCCAAGCTAATGGGCTGAAGACTGACAACGCAACCCTGAACAAGATCGTGGCGCGGGTCAACAGGGGCGAGAGCGTGCAGGAGGCAGCAAAGAATGTTGCCCAGTCTCGTGCTGCCGGGGGTGAGGTCAAGATGGCCGGCGGTGGTGACCCAAGAGGCGAGATGAAGGCATATGACCCTACCATAAGGGAACGCATGGCTGATGCGCTCCAGCGGGGTATAGAGGGCCTTGGTGGTAGCCGCTACAAGTCCCGCCAGAACGCACAAACCTTGATGGGCGGGCCTAGCAGCAATCTGCCGATAAACTTGGGGATTGCTGACTTTGTGCCATTCTTGGGCACCGGGCTTGGTGTGGACGAGGGTGCCAGAGATCTTGGCCATGCCTATGACGCTGTCAAGAGGGGCGACTACGTTGACGCAGCGGCCAATACTGTTGGCGCAGCAGCAGGCCTGATCCCCGGCGCGGCTGGAACGATTAGGGGAGCCAAGGCTGCTGGCCGTAAGGCTCTGGCAGCAGGACGAGCCAGTGAGCGCCTTGCTGACCGTGCAGTGCCAAAAATTATGGAGCGTGGCGGGATGGGCGCTGAGATGCTGCAAGGGATGAGCAGGGGTACGGTTAGCCCAATGGATGTCTACCACGGCAGTCCACACAAGTTTGACAAGTTTGATGCCAGCAAGATTGGCACAGGTGAGGGCGCACAGGCTTATGGGCATGGGCTGTACTTTGCTGAAAATCCTGCTGTTGCACAAACATATTTAGCTGGAAGCGCACCAACAGTTAGGCAACAAGTAATGCCAGATGGACGCATAAAAATTGTAGATGTTCCGCATAACCCCGGCGCTCTCTACAAAGTAGACCTACCAGACGAGCAAATAGCTAAAATGCTAGATTACGACAAGCCTCTAAGTGAGCAACAAAATATTTTGTCTGCCTTGACTCCTGAAAGTATGGGTTTAACTTTGCGCCAATCGTCTGATGGCGGCTTTATGGCTTATGTTGGATCAAATGGCAAGCCAATTGGTATGCAAATGAAGGGTGCAACTCCAGAAAAATTTAGGGAAAATTGGATAAATAGATTAAAAGAAATGGGTGATTTAGAAGGCGGTGCTGGGCGTGCAGTTGGTTATCTTGGTGGTACATCAAATTCAGGAAATCTTGCTCCATCGGTTTCAGAAGCATTGCGTCAAGCAGGAATCCCCGGCATTAAATACTTAGACGCTACCAGCCGAGGTGCTGGTAAAGGAACCCGCAACTTTGTTACCTTCCCCGGCGAAGAAAAGAGCCTGACCATACTGGAGCGCAACGGGCAGCCGATGTCTGTTCCAGCAGCACCTGAAGGTATGGCTGGTGGTGGTGCTCCCAAGCAGATTGTTGAGGCCGGCATCAAGGGCGTCAAGAAGCTGCTGGGCGTTGCTGACGAGGTGCCCAAGGGGGTAGAGCCTATTGTGGTGCGAACGCCTGAAGAGCGGGCCGTTATGGAAAAGTTTGGCCAGAAGCAGGAGCAGGAAGCCGCCCGCAAAAAGAAAGTGGAAAAAGCCGATAAGGCGGCCAAAGAGAACGCTGGTAATGCCCCTGAAGAATCTGGCAAACCGCCAAAGTCAACCGGCAAGCGCGTTGCCGTGACTCCTGACTACTACCGAAAGATGGCCAATGACTTGGGCGACGAAGCGGTGCTCAGGTCCGCCCGCGCAGGCAAGCACCTCAAACCTACTGACGCCGGCTACATTGGCGCACCCCGCACTGTAACCAGCCCCCAAGGGTTAGGCGCAATGCGCAAGGGCATGGACACTGACTTTGCCGACGCTGTTGAGGCCGTCCGCCTCGCTGACCCCGAGCGCCTTGGGACATGGTACGACCGAGCCAAACAGGGTATTGCTGAGAGCACCGAGCCTTACCAATTGCCCCGATCGCTCGAGCAGCATGCTGTTTACTCGGCAGGAGTCAGTCCAGAATCCGAGCTGACATTTGCGCTCAAACACTTAAATAGTCGCGTTGCGGGAGAGCCGGGCATGGCTTACCGTGGCGCTGGTATGCGCAACCTTGATGAAGCAGTGGCCGAGAGCCGACCAGCAAATTTGGGTTTTAAGATTGGCGAGTACGGTGAAAAAAATGACCCTCGTGTTCCAAACACTGGCCTGTTTGGCGTTAACGACTTCCGCCGTGCCCAAGGAATGGGCTACACCGATCCTCAGGGCAACCCGTGGAAAGCTGGCGTCTCCGACACCATGCACCCGTTTATGGACGCCGAGACAGCGTTGCAAGTCGACCGCGCCAACACGGCAGGCACCGGCGGCCGTTCCGATTGGCAAGGACCGCACATTCAAGAGGTGCCGTGGGTTTACGGTAAAGGTCAAGATCTGCACGGCCGTGGTCTAAAGGGTCGCTATGCCGGTGACGAGCTGGAGGGCATCAAGATGGCCCTGCGCGATGCCAACAACACGGCACGCGACTATTTTTACAAGCACACCGGGTCGGCCACGCACGAGGCGATCCCCGGGGCCAGCACCGGACACGTCCCGCAAATGATTGACGCTCCGTATGAGCAAAAGGTAGCCTACGGCAATACTGGTCGATGGGACATGCCAGCTCCGGAATACGCTTTGAGCGACATGGGAACTGTCGGTGCCGGGAACAGAGACGCAATTTACAGTGCGTTAGGCTATCGGCAATTGCCAACTCTTGAAGCATCTGGGGCTTATTTCCCGGAGGGTGCCAAGATTGCCGAGCACCAGCCCGTCAAGATTGCTCGACCGTTGTTGGACTTCCCAACGGGCGGCGGTGGATTGGTGGCCGAGCCAACCCGGCATACCATGGAATTTGGAGAGAGGTTTCGCGCATTGAATGATGCGCAAGAAGCGTTTGGCTTTAATTTGCCAAACACCATGGCCGACGTTAAAGGCAAAAACTCGTTGGTGCTAGACACCAGAGGGGCAAACCCAAAATATTTGGACGAGCCCCACACTGGCGTAATGCCAAACGAGACGCAAATGGGTGCCTTGACGCAAGCGCTGGGAGACGTTGGCTATGGCGTTGCGCCAACAAGCCGTGGAGCAACCGTGTTTCCGTTTGACCCCAAAGCAACTGCGGCAGATGCAAGAAAGCTGATGAAAGAAAAAGGTAGCGAGTTGCAAAAAATTTACCCGTCCGAGATGGAGCCATCGCTTAATACTTCTGGCTACGGGCCGGGTGTAGGCGTGTACACCCCGGAAGGTTTCAGGGCCAGCGAGCCATTTAGCGGCCAAGCAACAATGGGTCTCCTCAAGGAGGCGTCGTACCTGCCTCCTGAAGTGGCTCTCAACTTAGGCGAGTCTGAGAACGTGAGGAGCGCCATTCGGGCTAAGATGAATCGTGACGCAGCGCTGCCTAACGCTCGAGCCGACATTCAAGAAACCCGACGATTTTTTAGTGATGCTGACTGGCCAAAAGCAGTTGAGCTTATACGCCAAGGTTACACCCCTGCTGCGGCTCTGGCTGCGCTTGGCTACTCTGCGTCTAGCATGGCCGAAGACCGCCGTTGACCGTTGCGCCTATACCATGCCTCTGCACCAAACGATTGCTTCCTACGTTCTGCCATTTCGGTCTTGGACAGGGCTGGTTGCTCAAGCGCGTAAACACGAGCCAACAACGCCTCCATCAACTCAGCGCACTCATCAAAGTAGCTGCCCGGGTCAACACCCTTTAAAAACTCAATTGCTTGATCGTATTTGTCCATTTGCGCTCTCCATGCGTGTAACGTGGAATTAAATCGTAGCACAAGGAACCAATCATGGCAACCCAATTCCCTATAGACCCAGAATTCAACCGTTTCATTGGCGGCAACCCCGATCAGGACGTTG